AATTGACACACCGTACTCTTATACTATCCAGTATAAGAGTAGAGGAAGCAGCCGCAATTGGTGCACGCCTTACGGGTTTGTCCGAACTCGTTCGAGTTGGACGGGCCCGTGCGCGCCGATCGCGGGGTCAGACTTGTCCCCCTGGGTCTCAGACCCAGGGGGGCCGACCTGCCTCCGTAAGATACACCTCAGAGAGGACTAATCCTCCTCTCCCTCAGTTTCCTCGCCTTCCGATCCGGAAGTTGGGTCGGGGTCAGTGGTCAGTGATCCATAAGTGCTGGGACGCCTTACGTGCTGCATTGGCAGCAGTTGGGGCGACCCGCTACTTCGTGGACACTGTCTCTGGCCGCGACTCTATTCACGGACTGTGTCGGTTAGCGTGGTGGATGATCCGGACTTCCTCCTTTTCAGGGGTGGGTCACATGGTCAAGTCCTTGAAGCAGTGGTCTAGCGACCTCCGTTTCTGGGCACTTGACCGTGTGTCCCTGAAGAAGAGGAAGGGGGGACTGGCTTTGTTCTTCCATGGGCACCTCCGTTCCCTTATAGATTCTAACGATAAAGCTATCCAGGTTAGTTACCTGGGAAGAGCTTTACCGGAAGGGTCAAAAGGGGTCTCAGAGGCGGCCCTGAAAGAGCATTGCCGGGTCCTATTATCCACCCACCAGACACCGGAATTCCTCCTAAAGGGGGCACGGGAGTTTGCCTGTAACTGGGCGCGAGCCCATCTACAGACTCCTCTTCCAGGAACACTGCCCATGGCAGGGGGCGCCGCCATCGATAGCACACGTGCTAACGGTGGTCACGCCGCCAACCTATGTCCATTGTTCATGGAAGCGGACACGTTCCGTGGTTCCCCCGAGTGGGAATCCCGGGCGAGGGAGACCTTGAAGGTCTCAAAGACCACTGAGTGCCACCGGGACCTCGCAGTTAGGGACTCCTTCGTACGCGATATCTGTTTCCAGAGATTGGGTACGGAGTATCCTCAGTGCCAGGCCGTGGTGGTTCCAGAACGGGGGTGGAAGGCCCGAGTTGTGACCAAGGGGGAAACCCACTTGATCGCACTCGGTCACTACCTCCGTTCTTGGTTACTCAATGGTCTTCGCCGGGACAACCGCTGCCGGTTTGTCCTGGATGGCGATCACCAGAAGGCGGTTGAGTACGTCTGCCGCGGGCCGAGGAAGGTAGATCCGAGAAGACTCGTTTCTGCCGACCTTACGGCTGCGTCAGACCTACTCCCGCAAGACCTGGTATTCGCAATCGTCCAGGGCATCCTAGATGGTTCACCCTACCTTCCGAAGGAGTTTGCCAACGTCTTGCGGATCTTAACTGGTCCGCAAGATGTCTCTTGGCCGACCCTCCAGAAGAGAGGGGTGACATCACGGGGAATCATGATGGGGCTCCCGACCACGTGGTCCATCCTCTCGCTCGTTCAACTCTTTTGGGCTGAATTTGCGTGGGGAAGGGCCATCTGGTCGAAGGACCCCATGGGGATTCCCGGCGGTAGCGGCTCGTCAAGTGCAACTCCCGCCACGTCTATCTGTGGTGATGATCTGGTGGCGTGGTGGCCTGAATGCGTCGTCCACACTTACGAGTCCGTCGCCCTTCTCTGTGGGGCTAGGTTCTCTCCTGGGAAGCACATCGTGACCCAGTTCGACATGATCTTTACCGAGGAAGTTTACCATTTACGGTTGACCTCCGAGGTACCTATCATATCGGACTGGGAACGACGTCATGCTTCCCGGAAGTTTCGTCTAGTCCCATGTCGAAGAGGGCGGGTCCGTTATGTGTTCGACGTAAAACCCTCTCTTTTGGGGCTGGTAGGGAACGGGGTTACCCGTTCAACCGCCATCCCTTTGAAAGGGCTTGTCAGGCCTTCCCGCTTACCAGACCGTTCCACGGAAGTCCCGTGGTGGGTTGCCCTTGGCCCGGCTTCGGAGGCGATTACCCACTCCACCAACAACGCACGGGCGGTTCGCCGCGTGATCCGTGAACTCTTTCCCTACGCTTGGCGTTGGTCAAGAGAGCGTGGATTCGCGACGACCCTTCCCCGTGCTTTGGGTGGGTTTGGGCTGCCTCCTCTGAGGGGAGATCCGGGACGTGTCGGCCGGCTTGACCCGTTGGTCTCGAGGGGGGTAGCGGGACTCCTTTACGCTTCATCCTTTGGGGTTCGTCCCCCGGATGGAGCCTGGGGAGTTTTCCGCTACTCTTCCTGGAGGTCAATGGCTCGAGAGTCGGCCGATTGGAAGTTCGGCACTCGGGGAATCCTAGTCCGTAAGGGCCGGGTCCCTTGGCATGGGCAAGGCTACCCTCTCGGTGACATTCGTGTCACTGAGGAGATAGTCACTGCCCTTGCTCGGGAACTCACGGCTCTGATGGGCTTAGAGTCCCCAGGTAAGAACTTCCGTGTCCCGCCACGCTCTCTCGCTAGGACCGTCCGTAAGTATTACGGCCGGATCAACCGGCGAGTGAAGTGGGGAGCTCTCCGAGGTGTATCACCGAGGGCCCCAAGACGAGCCCTCCTGAAACGGCTTGAGTGGCACTACCAGCAACGGTGCTGGTGGGCGTCACTCACGTCCGCTTCGGAAGGATTCATATTGGGGCTCCCGGTATCGGCCAAACGCGGTCTCTCGACCGCACTTGGGTGGGTAACACCCACGTCACAGATCCAACCAGCCTGATTCCTCAGGTTGATTAGGGTCTGTGACCCCGAAA